AGCTAAATTGAATTGGTCGGAACGCAAGTTCAAGCCGCCACTAAAGTCTTCTAGCATTTCAAGTTTGAAGCCAGACCGTTTTGACATGCTTACTCCCAGCTATATCGGAGTCGGTCAGGCATAGCGCTCTGCGAACGCCATCTAGAAGCATTTCTGTTATTCAAAACAAGAGGTTGTGGAGCGGGCACATCTAAGTGACGTGCTCGCAAGTTATCTAACTCTCTCATAAAGCTGTTCATGTACGAAGCAGCCATTTCCAAATCTTCTTGCTGCTCATATGCACGACTAATGCCATATGTCGCAATAACAACATGGAAAGGTTCAGGAAAGTCAGAAGGAGATGCTGAATCTAAAGACCCTGCCCCAAACGCTGAAGGGTTTTTGTATCCTCTCACGTATAACGTTTGAGCAGAAGATGGAGTTGGATACAACCTTACGTTGTCAGCCCAAAAACTCCAGTAGTAAACATCCCCTGTGCTAGCCGAGTTCAACGGGTAAACAATGTCACCGTCATCTCGACCTAAGAATGTGAGCACATGGTCGTCTGTGCGAATCGCTTGAACTTCTCTTAGCCCATTAGTAACAGAGGCACCAACGGTAGCAAGTGTGTAGTCAGAGGTAGAAGAAACTGTGTCAAATGTGGTGGAAACTTCATACCAAGGCCAGCGTTTTTCACTGTAAACAACTTGATCGTAGCCTTCCCCTAAGAAGCGGTTCAATATGTCATCAGAGATATCACTGCTGTCAATTTCAACAATGCTTCTGATGTAAGCACGCATGTCGCCTATGTTCACCGCTACTCCTTATGGAAAGAGCATAAGCTCTGCCCCTCAGGGGGCCGAGCTTTGCAGGGTTCACCAGCTTTCGTAGTAGCAGAACAAGAAGATTGTGGTTCTTCGTGTGGAAGATCAGCGTGAACTGTTCTCACGTTTCGTCCACCAAAGTATTGATCACGGGAAACAGGCTGCGAATAACCTTCGCCTGGATCTCCGTATGCTCTTCGGTTTGTTCCGTACCCTATTGCTAGTTCTCTACCCATAAATCCTCAGAATACTGGATGGGGTGAGGGCAAAGCGCCCTCACCCCATCATTGTGGAGCTATTAGGCAGTTGCGCCTGTTAGCTTACCTTGTCGCGCTCGGTTAGAGCAGGTTAGCTGTCCGTAGCAAAGGATCTGTGAGAACACAGCATCCTGGTTTGTAGGACGCACGAACGGAGTTGGCTTGAACCAAACATCCGAGTGCCGCACCAGTTGCAGGTACTTGGTGTTCAGGAAGTAAACAACTCCTGAAGCGCAAGCACCATCAAATGTTACGGGCGCACCCTTGAACATGAGGTTCTGGAACCCAGCGTCTGCCATGTCGGTATCTGTGTACCGAATGTTTGACGTAAGAAGGGTTTCATACTTCTCATAAAGTGTTTGAGTTGTAAGAACAATCGTTGGTTGATCATTTCCAACTGAAACGTTGTTGTACATGGTTGCCATTGCAGCAGTGGTTAGTGCACCACCGACTGCAGTTTCGCTGGAAGTCCACCATTCATTAACGCTCTGTGCAGCACTTGGGTCAATTCCGCCAAGTGTGTTAGCGGTAAGGGTTGAGCCATCAACAATGTGAGCGATGCCTTCCCAGTCTTTGCCGCCATTGCCAGTGCCATCTGCATGGAACATGGTGTTCATGTTCTCAATGATGGTTTCTTGGGTTTGGAAGATTTTGCCTTCGAGAAGGTCAATGATTTGAGCTTCGCCGTTGTTTTTGGCTTCTTCCATGCCGTTGATTGTTACGGTGGCAGCGTACTGTCCCCAGTCGTACTCAGCAGCCGAAATGCCTGTCTGAGCAGTCGTGGAAATAGTGTCGGTGCCGCTGTACGAACCAGCGGTTGAGTTGGTTCCATAAATTACTGGTACAACGATCTTTGCACCACCCGAAACTGTTCGCATTGTTGACGAGTTTGTCAACGCATAGAAGAGCGGACGGGCACTGAAAATATTGTCAACCAGCTTAGGGACGTAGTTATTGAGAGTCGTAGTCAGAATCTCATCGAAATTGCTGTTCCCAGCCATTTGTTATTTCTCCTAAAAGGTTAAGTGCTTAATTGCTTTTTTGCCAATTCAAACGCTTCCCTGATACTGCCAGCCTTACCTTCAGGCTTTGGTTGGGTTCCCGATTGGGTTGACCCACCTGGAGTAACAACAGCCGCCTCACGTTTCTGATTCGTAATTTCCTGTTCTTTCTGCAGTTTGTCCGCTGTCGTTTTAACGTCGTTAAATTGCCAGTGGGCGTATGCCGCTTCAAGATTAGGTATTTGATTCTTTAACGCATGGTTGAGAAGTTCGCGAGAATCAAATTCTCCGTACCTCTCTTGCAGCTTTTGGACCTCGTTTTCTATAGCGGTTTGACGTGCTGCTGCTTCTTGCTTTTCGATTTTCTGCTCTAGCTGAGCCAATCTTTTAGCTGTGGGGTCTTCATCTTCCCACATATCGGGTTCCTCTGCGGTAACAGAAGGAGTGTCCAAATCAAAAGATCTAGCTAAAACCTTTAATGTTTCTTCTGGGTTTGATTCTAAAGCGGATACAATCGCTTCGGCTTGTTGCAAGCGTTCACGTTCTGCAGATATCTCCTGCGTTTTACGGGTGTAATCCGCTTGACGCTGATATCCGTTCAAAAGTTCACTTTCGGGTATCTGCATTTCCTCGCCGTCCACCTTTACGGTGTACATTGGCTCGTCTACTGCAGGTCCTTCATCAACTTCAATATGGTCTGAAGCTTCAAGAGTGTCCACAGGTTCTGTGGATTCCGTCATAACTTCTGTTTCTTCGGGCACTAGCCCCTCCTAGGAGTCTTCAATGAGTTGCTCCTATAAGAATATAGCCGTGTCCCATTTACAAAGCAGGGAGTTCCATTCCCATTTGTCCTTGCAACTGGGCTAGAAGCTCTGGTGGGACTCCACCAGTCGGCGCAAAAGCGCCTCCTTCTGCTGGAGGCATAGGTGCTCCTCCCATCATGGGAGGCATACCTGCCGCAGCAGGGTCTTCTGGCGGAAGTTGTTCTTCTTCCGCCATTGTTTGCTGATCTGGTTGTTGAATCAGGAACTTTTCGGGGTCTTTGATCCCGAAACCTGATTCCAACACATGAACAGCGAGCGCTTGGGGGTCGATAACCGTTCCCACAAGTGGGGCCACAGCATTCATCAAACTGATTGCCTGCTGCTTCCGAATGGTGTCGTTCATAGGCTGAGTTGAGCCTGCCTGAACTGAGAAATCGTATTCCCCTATGATGTCTTCACGGGAATATTCAATAAAGAGATCTTGTCCTTTACCTGAAACCCGAGCCATGTGTTCACCAGTCATGAACTGTTGCATGAGTTGAATCACACGACGAGCGACTGCCGAAATTGCTATTTCAACAATCGCTAATTTGTCCGCAGCCCTAGCATTTTGAGCATCTGCAATAATGCTGGCTTCTGTAGCAGTACGCCGTATTTCAGGCATAGCACCACGGGCATATTCAGATATGCCGCTGACTGTATTGATGTCGTTTTCAATAATATTTGAATAGTTGTAAATCTCTGGACTCACGGGGACTTGAGGCATCGGAACAACAACGTCCTGAAGCGGCTTGTTTTCGTCCACAACGGGGACCAACCGACCATCCTCGTCGGATTCGAGGGCTTCTCTGCCTTCAGGACCGAAAGAGCGTTCATGGTAGAGATATTTTCTCGCATACCGTTTTCTGTCGTTCATAAGTTGCGAACGAGTTTTATCTAACTCAAGTTGCAACGACTCGATTGATTCTAAATCACCGATTGGATAGAAACGGTCGGGAACGTCGTAATTGCGAAGCATTACGAACGGCTGTCCATACGGATAAGGCATGGCGAGAGGGTCAATAAGAAACTCAGAAGAGTTTTCTGCATACACAGCTAACGTATTAGCGGAAATATCGTAGTACTCCCAGATAGTTACTTGATCACCTAGGAATTGGTTCCGATTATCTTCATAATCGTAGCCATCAACACTGCTGTATCCGCCATCGGCTGAAAGACGTTTCCTCGCAGAAGGTTTATACCTTGGATCTGCTTGAGCTTCTTCTAATGGACGCACAATTCTTTGTGCGATCCATTTAGCGTCTTCCATGCAAGTAGCTGCTGGGTCAACAAACACATCAAAGGGCGATATACGTTCCACAAACGGTTGGTCTTCAACGACACGCATAATGGTTGAAGGAACGTTCGCCATGAGGTCTTCATCGGTTGGTAAATCACCTGCTAAATCAGGCGATTCCATCGCAAATTGATCTACTTCATCAATAGCTTGAGCGATTAAATCATCACGTTCAGCTTCAGTAACTGATTGCTCTTGTTCAACAAATTTCCAGCCAACCTTTACCCAGCCATGACCAAAGATAAGAAAATCTTTGACCGCAGTACGGAAAGGGGTACGGAAATCGTGATGTTTCCAAAGATAGTTAGCCACAGCTTCAACGAACGCTGCACGATCATTGTTTTCTGGGTCTGTGGCTTGCACCACAATCTTTGGGTAATTAACAGCCACACTTGGCGCTATCACGTTAATAGTGCTAAACGCCAAGTTGACAGCAATTAGATCATGTTTGGTTGAAGTTGTAGACGGCCAGTGTTTCCCACGGTACAAATCGGAAAGCCTTCGCCAAGTAGCTTCAAAGTTTTCTTGATCTCGCCAACGGCGACATTTATCAATTTTCTCAATGTAGTCTTCAAGCGTTTCTTGACGAGTTTTCCGAGCCATTTCTAAAACTGTGCTTTCTCTGGCAGCTTTTCTATATTGCGACCTGAAGCTTTAGCCTCAGCAAACACTTTGGCTTCACGTTCACGTTTGGTTAAACCCTGCTCATCACGGGGAAGGCTCGATTGAAAGCCTTGCCCCGTGGAAACAGTTATTGACTTTAAGCGCAAATGACGTTCGTAAAGTTCTTTAAGTTCTGTTACAGGAACAGACTTTCGTCGTGCCAAAACATACTCAGTGAACTCTTCAAATGTCGCACCGTCAGGTATGACGGCCATTTTCAGCCAGCGTCGTGACCGCGGAGGTCAGGCTGATGACCTGGTTCTACGCTACCAGTTATCCCGTGTTGGTTTTCTGGTGTGTCGCGAACGCTTGTTTCACCGTAACCGCCAGTTTGGTTAGCGTATTTGCCAGCACTCATGCGCTGTTCAGGTGATTGAGGTCCACCTGGGGTCCAAATAGGGTTAGCCGAAACACTGGAACCACGTTCCATTTTAGCGTTCTTGCCTTTTGCCCCATCTACAGTTTGGGTCCCGCTGGTGTGCGAAACAAATTTAGCCATTACAGCCCTTCCTTGTAGAACATGCTCTATAGGGTGTTTACCGTGTCCCACGAACTGTATACGAACCTATGTTATATGGCGAGGATGCCTCAGAAACATTGCCTAAGCGTGCAAACCAATCAACAGTCCAGTAGTCATCTACCTCAGGTGCGTATTCAGGTTCATAAGCGTATTTACGCATCTGGTTAGCTAAAGCAAGAGCCATTACACGGTCATCGTAGGGAGAACCAGACATAGATCCTCGGTCGTTTCGCACATAAGTGCGTAACTCCCCGACAGTGTTTCGATCATTTATTTGCAATTCGTTGTTTCGTAAAGCGGAACTTAAATCATCGATCATTAAAGGTTTAGAAGTACGGGTG